GGAATAACTCCCATACCGCCTGAAGTCAAAGGCGCGAATAGATTTCTACAATAAGTAGAACACCGCGAACCATTAGATCTCATACGACCCGTACATTCTTTTCTAATTGCATCTTTGTGAATGGACAAATACTTTGATAGTATATCCTTAGCCTTACCCGGAAGACATCCTTGTAACATACAATTTATGTTAGTGACATAGCCACTCGATGGATCTTGCCCCATATGGGCCTTTGCTAAGAGATAACTACCTTCTCGAAATACACAATCAAAGACCTCACGGCCAGTGTGTTCAACCTGTTCACATACTACATTATTCCCTCCGTAATTACGATTCTGCACTTTATGCTGACCAAAGAAGAGGCCAGTATTCAAATAGTCAATCTGCCATGGTGTAGCAGACTTGCTCTGAATCTTATAGTGTGCACTAACCGAATTAATATTTGCATACTCAGAATGATGATATGCTTTTCCTACCGACATTTCCAGACCAACCTTCGCAGCCACATCAACATGATGGTCCCATAAAGAGAAATTTGCTGAGTATAACATATCATCGCCATTAATCAAGACATGATTAAGGCGATCATGATCAACCCAGCCACGCTGCGCTAACTGTGTAACTTTAAGATACACCCCCAAATTGGCTAAACACAATATCGGAAAGGAATATAGATCACATTAACTGGCCATTCTGCTGCATACCTCTGAAGACTTTCTCACTGGGTTTACCAGCTACAGGATAATGTAGGGCATGAGGTCCTAGGACCTCAAGCGCCATATCCTTTAAATATTGAGGGAGATCACCGATAACATATCGGAGAATCCGTCCCGCATATTTCCAAGAAAGTCCATCAGTTGCTGCGGAATAGTCTATAGAAAACCATTGATCCCATGGATCAGAACGTTCTTTAAGATCTATTAAATCCGTTGGAGAGAATGGACGACCAATTAAGCGAAAACAACATAAATGCTTCATAGCAGTATGCATTGCTTTCTGTAAAGGCTTACAACTATAATAAGGCAGGGCTTCTCCCTTGGAGATTACCCGAACCTTCATAGGTTCAAGTACCGCCTGAATCGTACAGCTTCTTGATCGTCTATCAAGTATATATGAATGGTATTTAAGAGATTGCCATTCTTCAACACCGTAATCAACTCTAATCTCGGTGACAACATTTCGCCTAAGGCCGAAGGCCGTATGAACGACTGTATCGAAACGCATCCCAAATAATTCTTTTATGGGATCATATTGCGTAATCGGTTTACCTTCGTCATCACGGCGGCTAAGACCGCATATGGTTTCCAAATGAAACTGTTGTCCCCCAGCTCCTCTAGTATTCTCGAAACAAGCATTTGACGATGGAGAAAATGACGTGAAATCATCGTCAGAATTCAGTATATCTTTACTGACTTCCTCCCGTACGCGCTTTAATACGCGTTCGAATGTTGGATCCTGGAATATCTCGTCTATTACGAGATCATCCCCTGGATCACATCGACTTAAGCTTTCGAGATGCTTATTATACGTAGAGTCGACGAAATCGGAAGAAACCGGTAATGTCGATCTTTTAGCTTGGAGCCAGGAATACCAGAGATGAGTATTCTTTCTGTTAAAACATACAATACGTTGTTTTAACCATCTACGTAATTTACCTGTAGCCTGGAATTTAACATCAGGTTCAGGAGGTGATTCGTTTTTAAGGTACTTCGAGAGAGGGTAGGTCAAGAGATATTTCGATCTCTTAAGCCACACCGTCTCGTCAGAAGATGTATCTAAATGTGCATGTACTTGAGCAGAAAGCTCAGCACGGATGACGTTGGACGCATTATGATGCTCCAAAACTAAGTCTAATCCACGAATCAATGCTTTTGTACGATCGGGGAGAGATATAATCTCTTCCTCTCTGATTGGATCGTACCCGTCAATCAAAGAGGCCGGGGTAACACCCCCGGTCTTGTTTGAAGTATTATGTGATAAACTCATATA